TATAGAAGCCTTACTCAAACAAGAAACGCGCAATGTCACCAAAATGAAAGGGCTGGAAGATTCAGCCCTTTTGTTTACGGCAAGAAAACTCGCTGAACTGATAAAAAGCCGGCTAACTAAAAACTCAATCCCAACCTCAGACACCAACACGTTTGCCCAAGTATTTACTGACAGTATGGTGCTTGCCTGGTTATATGGCCAAAAGCACATCATTGATACGACAAAGACAAACATCAACCTATCAAGCGACGATGTGATGGTGGAGTTTTCTGAAGCCATTGACCATCTCAAAAGCCAAGTACCGCTGGATAACAAAACCTACCAACAACTTGAAGCGAGCTTAAAGTTGCGCGCTTTTACGATTGCTTCAGTGATGGGTGAAGAGAGCATGCAGCGAGTTAAGCGTTATTACACCGACGCTCTGGCGCAAGGGCAAAGTAAATCTGAAGTGATGCAAAACATTGATGGCTTACTTGAGCGCGCAGGTATCACCGAAAGCAATCCTTATTACTTAGAGCTTCATTATCGCAACAACATGATGAGTGCCTATAACACGGGCCGCTGGACTCAGGTGGAGCATAATGATGTGGTTGAGTACCTAATGTACTCGTCGGTTCTGGACGATGGTACGACCGAGCTTTGTAAGCATCTCAACAATACCGTCAAACCCAAAGGTGATTCGTTTTGGGAGAAATATTATCCACCCAATCATCATAAATGCCGTGCGATTGTGATGGCCATAGCGAAGGAAATGTTTGATGCGTTATCTCAATCGGACAAAACTCGCTCACAAGCAATCACCAGTGAGTCACTGGCTAAGAACCCGACTTATCAAAAGGAGCACCAATTTAAGAGTAGCCCGACTAAATCGCTCGAGCGCATTCCATCTGGATTAATGCAGAAAGCCAAAGAGTACAAATTAGTAAATGACATTACCGAGCAAACGTTCAAGCAAAGTAAAAGCCTAATTCAAAACACCTTCACCGCCGCTCAAGCGAAGAGACTCACTGATAGCCAGGTTAAGCAGGTCGTCAGCAAAAACAATAACCTCAAAGGTAAAGAAGAGCAGATCGCGAATCTAGCGAAAACAGATGAGGCGTACTATGGCCTTCACCAACTCAGAAATGGTGACGCAATAGCGGTTATCTACCTGGTTTCATGGATAGAGAAAGATCTAGCCAGCGTGACACGTATAGGAGCGTTTGATGAGGTAATTCAGTCTGTTAGGTCCATGAATAAAAAAGAACTAATCTATAAGATGAAAAAAAACATCAGATTGGATTAATTAATAAGCCTTCATTATGAAAGCTTATTAATTATAGTCGGCAGATATACTGCACGGGTTATTGATGTTGCCGATAGTATTTCTTTAAAGTTTTAACCCAAGCATCTAACCCCCTTGCTCGTCGCTTAATCGTTCCACGATGAAGGCCTTTGGCACATTCTTTAAGGAAATCTTCAGCGGAACTCTCATCTAACTCTGTAAGGTTCTTAACTTGCGCCCACTTAATCCAAGCCCAACCAAAGTCACTAGATTCAAATCTATTGGCTAGATACTCGAATTGAGCAGCTTGACTTTCTCTTTGTAAAAGCACTTCACCAGCTGATGTGAGACTCAAGTTTTTATGTAGTAACCCTAAGCATTGCGCTGCATGCGTGTAATATTGAACTTGTCTTTTTGTCGTGAGGCCTTCTAACTGTTCATGTGTTAATTCTGTTCTATTAGCAAGTATTTTTACGACCTCAATTACTCTTCCTAATTTATTTGCTTGCGGAATCTTATTGGAATCAATAATGACTAACGTCATTTTTTGTAACGTCTTTATAACAGGGAGGAGCTTTGCTGCCGATAGAACCAAAGGTTTGTCTAACGATGTAGATGTCTTGGCCTTAAGAGTTAGTTCTAAACGATGAAATTCGACTATATCTAATAGATTTTTTAAACGGTACGGATCTAGCTCAATTCTAGCTAGCTGATCTTCGATTGAGTCAACATCCGACAATAAGCTACCAAGTAATGATATAGCAACATTTGCTCTATCTTTATCACTGGTACCTAATTTTACATCGAACGAACCATAATCAGCTGTTAATGGAAAAAGAGAAGGCTCGTTTCTTGAACCATCTTTCATTAAATCTCTAACAATATCACCAAATGCATCCAAGATAATTGAAATCACTGAATCTGTTGGTGTTTTCTTGTTATTCGTTTCTTTTGCAATCCTTAAATTGAAGTCCCATTTTGATTCCGGAGCTATAAATTGTATTTCCTCTGAATCAAATGAGAAGCACTCGGGAGGTAGATTGACAGCTGTTAAATCATAACAACTTATCGATTCGAATTTAGTCGGTCGATCGTTATAAACAGACATGACTTTTAATCGTTTGGAATTAACAAATGCTTGATGTACCGTGTTTTCCTCACGCAATAACGCATCTAAAGCAGAATGAGTAATTGGTAAGTAGATCCACTTAGTACAGGCACCATTGTCATAATCACCACTCCAGTAAACCAAATAAAGATGTTCTAATTCATCCTTTACGGAGAAACATTTTGGGCCAAAAAAATCATCATAGATTTCAAAGAACCGTAAGCGTCCTAATTCTGTATCATAGGGTAATACTTTCATTATTCTTCCACCTCATGCTTAAAATAGTTATGAGGTTCAGCTCCTATTTGCTTCCATAAAGTAATGTGCCCATCACGTGCAATTTTCCTAGGTATCACACCTAGCTCTGGCACTAATTCACCTAATACAATTTTTTTGAGTCCGAACTGCTCCTTGGCTGGATATTTTGCTTTAATTAGCTTAGCAGCCTCTACTGATACCCAAAATGACACGCCATAAGACAAGAAGCGTTTTCTTTCAGTATTGTATGGATAATCTGGTTTTTCATCTCGATGACGTTTAAAGTCATCGTCATTAGGTGGGGTACAATCAACTAATCGGCAGGCTTGCCCATGCGCTGGGACAACATCTTGGTTATCTGGTAATCCATTAGGAAAGTCACTAGGCCATTGATATGGAATATTAATATCGCTCATTGAGTATTCTTTCGCAACCTAAGATCTTCATAGAAGATGCATTGAATATTAAACTAAGCGAATACTAACACATGAAGTATAGCCAATAAAAAAAAATACTGCTGCATATCTGAATGCGGGTCACAATAATCAGTCTATAGGGTTTAACTTTTGAACGATATATTCACAACAAGAAAAACAAAAATTTTATGTACATTCATTGTTCCTACCTACATTTTTATTTATACAACAATGGCCATCTGGTTGCTGATCGATGGTTGGGTTAATCAGTTTTCGTCTATAAGTGGATTATGGTCTGTAACATCATTACCACCGCATGTACAAAGCTTATTTTTTACCATGCTAGGTGCTCTGTTAGGTTGCGCTATTCTTGGTATTACTTCTTTTCATCGTTATATGGCAATTGAAAAAACTTTTGATAGCGATCACCTTTTAGGTTTTTTCTTAGCCCCAATTTTAGCTCTAATTGTAGGTTTGTTAATTTTTGCAATGTTGCAAAGTGGGTTAGTTGTGCTTACTAACCAATCTGTGCTTACCGACGTTACTGCGCCAACAGTAACAGCAACACTTGGTTACTTAGCTATCGGCGGTGTCGCTGGGTATAACTGGGATGTTTTCGTAAAAAAACTCCAAGAGCTCTCTGCAAGCGTTATTAATGCTCCTAAAGAATCCGATAGTAAAGCGAACACATCCACAAAAGAAAACAATCAAGAAAATCATTAAATTACGTTCAGATACATTACATTCTCCATAATTACATGCCAACAAAAATGGTGATGTATATCAAGTATCTATATTTGTCGTTCTAAATAACTGGCTTTCTATTCCCCTTCAAATTAGTGTCTGACCACCTAATTTGAAGGAGGTTTTATGTCTTTATCATTGGCGATTTTCAAACACTTACACCAACAACCGATGCCTCTTGTGACGTTGTTAGATACGCTCGATTTACCGCAACATAATGCTTCGGTACACCATGCTGAGTTTGTGGTTGCTCAAATGCAAATCAAGCATTTACTGGCCGAGAACGAGCAAGGTGAATTGGCTTGTACTGATTTGGCTTACACACAAGAATACAGCGTGATATAGAAACGCCTGACATTAGCCAGGCGTGTTGAAATGATTATCTCGAGATAAAGCTCTCGGCTTGTTTAAAGATAGCGCTATCCATTTCAATACCGATGAACTGGCGATTTAATTTAAGAACAGCTCGACCTGTTGAGCCTGAGCCCATAAAGCAATCCAATACTACCTCGTTCTCTCTACTGCTACTGTTTATCACATGTTCAAGTAATGCTGCTGGCTTTTCACAAGGGTGTTTCCCTGGATAATACTGAACAGGTGCAAATGTCCAAACATCGGTATACGGCACTTCTTTCGTGACCGTAAATGGTCGCCTTAATCTAGCATACTCCGCTTTAAGCTCATCATGACTCTTTACCAACTCACCATACTGCGTACCAAGCTCTATGCGCTGCTTTTCTAGTTGTAAGTATGATTGTGTTAGCGGTGTTAAAGCTGACTTAAACAAGGCTTGTAGCGCGCGATACTGCGCCTCATTAGGCAGTTTCCATTGCGAAGCGCTAAACCAATGTGAGGCCATTTGTGTGCCTGTGGCGGCATTAATTTGTTTGGATGTAATACCTGCGGTTTCTTTGGCGTGTTTGAAATAATTAATCAGGGGCGCAAAGACTTCCTGTTTTAACGAGGTGCATTTTTTATGGTAACTCGATGCTCCTTTGGCATAACCTTCTGAACCATAGTGTTCACACATGATGATGCGTTCTGTCGATGGAAAAAATGTGCGCAAGTCCTCTTTGTGCATTCGTCTCCAAGGGCCGTTTGGTTTCGCCCATACAATATGACTAAGCACATTAAAACGCTGGCGCATTAAAAGTTCAGTATCACTGGCTAACTTAGAGCCACAAAACAGGTAAAGCGTGCCGGAAGGTTTAAGAACGCGCCAAAGCTCCGTATTCACGTCATCAAGCCAAGATAAAAACGCTTCAACGTTGGGCCATTGGTTATCCCATGCGTCTTTCTTTACCTGAAAGTAAGGTGGGTCTGTGACGATTAAATCCACCGAATTGTCAGGGATGTTTTTTAGTGCGCGTAAGCAATCATCATTGATGAGGGTTAGGTTTTTCATGATTAGTTGTTCCAGGGTTGGAGCTCTTGGCTCTCTGGTCACTAATAAATTTGCAGCGTGGGCATTTTATTTGAACATGCCCGTAGTCAATAAACCCCAGTGTTTTTCGGCATCTAGGGCATTGCATGGTTTTCATTCGAGTACACCTCAATCTAACTACTGGTTAATTATACAGTAGTTAGATTGTTTAATGTCTCCTTTAATTGCAAGGTCAGCTCAGGTGTTGATTTTCTGAGCGCATTGACTAATTGAAGTTCAAAGTCGGTTGGTACGATGGCCCCATCACCGATAGTGACAGGAACGCTAACGGTGACATCTATTGGCTTATCATCGCTGGTGGATGACGGGAGCAATTTTTCAGCACCACTAACCTGGGCGGTCACACTTTCTATTTCCGCTTTCGTGTTTGGCGAAAAATAGTCGAGTAGCTCCGATATCGCTTTTTCACCCAAAATACTCCCGATAGCGCCACCTGCCACTCCGCCTATTGCCGCGACAATAGGGCCACCAAGTGCACCAGCCATAGCTCCCAACTTCATGCCAGCAAGGCCGCCCCCTAAAGAGCCTGCAAGTTTGCCAGCCTCGCCATACTCATCATCTTTAATCGCCATGGCCATAGGAACTGCACTGGTAACGATTGCGAGTGGTTTGATGTATTTACCCGCCGATTTAAACGCTCCTCCGACGCCTTGCTTGAGAGTATCTAACTTACTGGCTTTCATTGTGTTAGGTAAGTCAACATCCGGTGTGGTGATCGCACTGCCGCGCCATTTCTTAAAGATGCCCATTGCCATTTTTGAACCACGCGCAGAGCCGTAGCCTAAACCCGCTAATGTGGATGCGGCCAGTGCCCCTGATATTAATGTGCTTTCATTGGCTTCTTCTCGGATGCTTGCGATACCATCGCTAAGTGAGCCTAATGCGCCACTGGCTAAATTTTCTATATCGGCCACAACGGTTGATACGGCGCGGCCAAGCGCCATAAATTCAGCCACAAGCTTTTGACTTGGTGTAATCGCGACGTCGATAGCCTCACTTAATGCCCCTTGATAGTCCCCCAAAATCGCCAATGGATTGTTGGCCGCTTGAGCAATGCCATGGATACCTTTTTCACCGATATCTTCAGCAAAAATATTCCCACCCACACCCTCAGCGATATTGCGGGCTGCGCCTTTATCGCTCTTGTACAAATCACTCAGCAAACCCATTACATGGCCATATTGAGTGTCAATACCATCGCCTGTCTGCATAGCATTACGCAAGCCAAAGAGTGCGGATTTAAAGCTCTCAGCCGTCTCTTGGTCTTTGATTAAAGTATCTACAGAGCCTGCCGTTTTACCATCGCCAACCAATTTTTTAAACTCGTCAGGATCAGACATTCGTGCTTGCAACATCTCTTTAATGGAATCACCCACTTTATCGTAGTTCCATGTGCCCGCTTGACGACCAGCAATGTACTGAGCGAAGACAGACTCAACACTTAAACCATGGCCTGCATAAGTGGATGAGTATTCTGAAAGTGAATCGAGAAGGTCGCCTTTATCGTCACCAGACTTTTGAGCTGTGATGGCTATCAAATCAGCCGCTTTTTGCGCAGAAATATCAAAGGACTTCATTAGGCGCATTTGCGCCGACATGACTTCTTGCGGTTGCCAGTTGAGGTTTTTAAAAGCGCTACTCAATTGGGCTGAAGTTTGAGTTAGCTCTAAAGATGCTTGTTCATCATAGCCCGACTGCATCGCTTGAATTCGAGCGTTAACCAGCTCTTCATAGGGCCTTGCCGTTTGAGTTTCAATCTCCGTTAAGGCGTTACGCCACCCTTGGATTTGTTCAGGTTGGACACTAATTGCTGCCGCTGCCTGACGTTCAACTTGGTTCGTATTTAGCCCGCTACTGACTATTGCCCCACCTGTTGCTAAGCCTACACCAGCCCCTGCTAAGGTTTCTGCACTGGGCATTTGAGGTGGTTTAACATTGTTCATTTCAGATGCGGTTTTACGCAGTTGCTTTTGCAGCTTCTCGTGATGTTCCGCTAATTGGTCGGTATCGATTCCCGCACGTTTTAAAGCGCGAGACTGCTGGCGAAGCTCTCGAGTCAAATGTTGGAGTTTTAATTGCGCCTCTTCGGTCGGCGTACCCATTTTATTGAGGCTGTCACGATGTTCTTTTAACGCGGCATCTGCTTTTTTATAAGCGTTTACATCATTAAGGTTGGCCTTTAACTTATTATGACTCGTACTGAGTTTCTTATATTCATCTTGAATATCTTTAGACCCCTTCGTGAACTGGTTTTTAACCCCCACCACCAAACTAAGCGCGTAGTTATTATTCATCCTTCATCATCTCCAACGCAAACAACAGCGAAGCCCAGGTGCAATCCAAGGCTTCCTGATAGCTCATAACTCCAATTTTTCGATGGGTGGCGTATTTGATGAGTTGTTTGAGCTCTCGCGTTCGGATTCTGGTGAGGGCGCTTCCTTTCCCATGAGCATGGCCAATATTTGAAAGTCGTCATACGTAAAATTATCAACAATCATATCTGGCGCTAAGGTGGCTTTTTGAGTCAGAGTGACAGGGCCTATGACTCGACCATCAGCATCGAGTTCGGTATTACCTTCAATCGTACCGAATTCAAGAATGGTACTCGCAACGCCAGCAATGATGCCATCTCCGCACACGAAACCCAGCTCTTCTTTACTCCAACGTTCAGCATTAATGCGATCGCGCACTTTTGCTTCATGCGTTCTTGTCGCTCCTGTGTAGATAGCACCATTAATTTGAACGAGATGGCGAAACACACAGACATTAAAGCGCTCAATGATTTGAACACCTTTTAAGAGTGGCGCATCAGCTTGGGTATTTAGCATGAAAGTATCTCCTATATTGCTGCCTGCAATATAGCCATCTATAAGCCGCTGTGAGTACATATGAAAATAATAAATCGGGCCATGAGTATCATAGGAAATAAGGCTTCACAGCTTTTACATATGAATGAAAAGACACGAATTATGCTACCACTAATACTCAAAACGAACCTTAGACAAAGAGCTATCAGTGACTTAACCAAAGAAGAATTGCAGTCACTAAAAAAGGCCATAGGTCAACTTCAAATACTCGATATAGACCAGGTTCATGACTCTTTTTTGCCCTGGCTAGCCTGGCAATGGCGTGCGGAGTTTTGGGATGACTCTTGGCCTATCGAAAAAAGACGAGCGGTGGTGAAAGAAGCGTTGTTGCTCTTTCGGTATAAAGGGACACCTTGGGCGATTAGTCGAGCTATGTCGCTGCTTAACTTTGATGCCTCTGTATTGGAATGGCATCAAATACCCGAAGGCATTAATGGCACGTTTTCAATCTTCCTTACCCAAACCGAGAATAGAGGTTTAACGCAAAAGGATTACACCGATATTGTAAATGGCGTAGAGCGCAATAAGCGAGGTTCGCAACACTGGAAGATGACCGTAAAGAATAGCCCCTCCATTGGTGCAATCTATCTGCCTATCGCTGTTCGCAGCCGTCAACGTGTCTGCATTCGCACTCAGCCCCAATCATTGACTAAATAGAGAACATCATTCATGACGCAAAACAGTAAACATTACGCGGTTGTGACCGAATTGGGTAAGCAGCTATTGCGTGACGCCTATGCGCAACATCGCTCTCTTAACTTAACCCAAATGTCCCTAGGGGATAGTAACGGAGCTTACGTTACACCGGATGTGCGCTTTGATAGCCTAGTCAATGAGCTTGGCCAAGAAGCGCTGCATGAAGGTACTGTCCATGAACACTTCATCCATGCCATTGTTTATGTGAATCGAAGTCGATTTGCTGGTAAGCATATTCGTGAGTTTGGGCTTAGAGACGAAGATGGCAACCTAATCGTTTACGCAGCTTATCCTGAAACCTTAGTGTCGGATGAAGCAACCAGTCAATTCATTCAGCTTGAGATTGAATGCATGATTGAACTTGAAAACACTGAGATGGTGAGTTTAACCATTACGCCCCAATCTACCCACATGCAACAGAAAATGAAGCAGGCATCGCTCGTATTGCAACGAATGAACAAGTTAACGAAGGTGAAAACGACAGTTCATTTTTGACGATAAAAAAATTGGTTCACTCTCTCAGCGTACCTCACATCATCGATAAGCTTGTGAGCAATCTATGGCTGAAGCTCGCGGCAAAAATATTTCCAGTTGGTGCTTTTATTCCGTGGTTTACAGATATTGCACCAGAGGGGTTCGCTATAGGGAAAGGGCAAGCATTTGATAAGAATGTGCTCACTGAATTAGCTAAGGTTTTTCCTAGTGGTGTCATTCCGGATATGCGTGGGTGCGGAGTTATTGGAAAAGAAGATGGTGAGGAGGTCGGCATTTATGAAGAAGGGCAAGTGAAGCAGCATGGGCATGAAGGTTCAAGTGCAAGTTCAACTAATTTAGGCTCGAAAACAACCAGTTCTGATACACACTCACACCGTTATAACTACTCTGCATATGGTGAGTATGTCGGTAACGGTACTCATAAACCCGTAGGCAGAAATGCGGGTACGACCAACACAACTTCGCACGCTCATAGTCATACAGTAGCGATTGGCTCTCATGCTCATACCCTTATGATCGCCTTATTCGGCGGAGCAAAAAATACGATTAATCATCGTAAAGTTAACTGGATAGTAAGGATGGCTTAACCATGACTCACAATTATTCGCATAACATCAGTTCTGATGAGCCAGTGGGCACAGCAACTCGCTTTTTTAATAAATCCCAGAAAGTTAACGTGTCTCGCATTTCGGCAGTAGGTTGGTGGCTAGGCAATACAACAGAACACGTTGTGAAAGGCACTGCTCTTGGCTCTGATTTTACTCAAAATATTTACACGCCATCAAAAGAAGGGATGACTGCTCGATATGACCGTGATGACAACTCGTGGTCAGAAGAAATCAAAGATAAAACTTTTGAGCCTTATTGGGATGTTAATGGGCATGCATTTACTATCGGAGAGCCGGATGACGAACTTCCTGAATGGGGGATTAACATTTTCCCACCTGAGTACGATAAAGAAACTCATACGGTATTGTACAAGAAAGAAGAGTGGCATATTTATGAAATCTTGATTGGCCGACCTTTTTATGATGAATGGGGAAATGAGTTTCTTGTCTCTGACTATAACTTTGTTTTACCAGAGAGACATTCATGGGAACCCCCACCTGAGTTCAAAGAAGGATATGGAATAAAGCTTATAAATGACGAATGGGTTGAACTCATCGATCATCGAGGAAAAATGGCTTATGCCAAAAATAGAGATAGTGAAGTTCAACACGACTATGAAATCGAGGCGCAGGGCGAACTGCCTGTAACTCATACGCTTATCGAATATCAGCAGTTTGATTCATGGTTAGAAGATCAAGGTTGGGCATATGACATAGAGCGCCATCGACCTTATAAGAAACAAGAAGAGAAGTTTTGGCGAGATGAGCAACTTACTCAAGTTTTAAATCGGATTGACCAATATGAAAAAGATCGAGGATATCCAGAGGAATATCGCACTTCCCCAATTCGAACAGAAGAACAATGCCAAAAATTGCTAGCTGATAGAAAGTTGCTGAGTGATTATCCTGAGAGTGTCAATTATCCTTTCGGAGAGCGGCCTCGGTTATCTGGACTCGCATAGAAATAGAAACCCAGCCTTAGCTGGGTTTTTCTATGTAAAGATTAACCCTGCCGTTATGCGCTGGACGTAATTGGCCTCTATTGGACGCAATTGGCCGTAATTTTTTGCAGAAAAGCGCAGTTTTCCATGCCACTATTTATATCAACAAATGCCACTTTTTGTGCGCGGCTGTCATCTGACCCGCCTCTCACATTGATGCCACTAATGTTTGTTACCATTGTATACTCATCATTTTACTAGGGATATTTAATGCGCCGCTATCTTCTGACACTCATGCTTGGCCTGACCCTATCGCATTCTGCTTTTGCTGATACTTCAGAGAACCAATACAAACAATCGGCAGACTTGATTCGTCAAACTTACGAACAACAGCTTTTTACACTACCAGCATTTAAAGAAGGTCATTACGGCTTACGCATGTACCGCCAAACATTAGATGCAAAATACTCCGCGGCAATATGGAGTGATCTGGCCCGT